AAATGATTTCTCATCAGCGGCTGCTTGTGCAGCCTTAGCCGCATCATCCAATTGAGCAAGACGAGTTAATGCGTCTCTTTCAAGGTTATTCATGTGTCGCAATCCTTCAAGAGACACATTGTAGTGGTTCGACAGATAAATATTATTTCGATCATTTTCCTGTCTCATTCCTTCCAACCGAATATCATGCTCCTGTCTATCTTCCGCTAGTTCAGCAGTGGCAGAAATTTGTTTATCCTGCATTTCTCTCGTCAGTCTTTCTCTTCGCGCCTCTAGAGCCAATTGGAAATTTCTAGATTCTCTTTGCTCTGCCAATCCGAAAGCCTTTTCTCCTATGGCAATCTGCGTATCAAATCCCGATCTGAGAGCGTCCCTAACATTTCTTATTCTTTCTGACATTTCTATGAACCTTCTTGAATAGAGATTGAGCCAATGTCTGCGGGAACGCCCATTCTTGGCATTTCGGTTTCTCCATCGTAAGTTCCCCGAAGAGCGCTTGCAGCCATTCTCATAGGGCCTGACGGATCAATTCCTTCCGGGCTGTCATCAACGAACTGCTGAGTAGCGTAGATCAGAGCCTCTCCCTGCAACTGCTGCTCCTGTTTTTCGCTCATGTTTTTGATCAAGCCTTCGTTCTTGGCAACCTCTGCAATGTTGTTAACCAACTCAGCACCGATAGAAAGCAGAATGTCTTGAGACACATTTACGCCACCGGACTGCGCAGCACTAACCTCCCTTGCTAACATTCTCCCCGCTGTCATTCCAATTGACTCAGAAAGTTGGTCAGGGGGTGACTGGCTAAGTTTTTCTACAATCGACTCGTATCCGTCATCCCAGATAAAATCCATCAAGTTTCCAAGAACCTGATCAATCTGAAACTCTTCATCTTTAGTGGGTTCAGCCATGTTGTCTTGCATGTCTGGCTGTATTGCAACAGAATCTTCGGCAGATCCTTCTGGCGGTACAGTCATTCCTGAAGGAATAGGCATTCCTCTTGCTTGTGGTTTCTCTGCCATTAGACTATTTCCTTTCTTGCTGCTTGTGTTAGTAATCCGGGGGGTCTTGGAGATGCTGCGGAAGGAACAGGAGTTTCAAAATTTCTTGTTCTTGCTCTTCCTAGGGTAGGCTGTCCAATAGATTGTTGGGCAGGTTGAGGAGTGAACTGGGTTGCTAAATTAGCCAGTTGCATTTGTCCTGCAGACGCTCTCTGCATTTGCTGAGAACCGGCAGGCATAAGGGATGGGTGGGTGAAGGTTCCAGATCCTCCACCGGAGGGAGCGCCATAAGCATATCTTGCTTCTTGCATTGCAGCATCATGAGCCTGTGCTGAACCCTGCATTTTCATTTCTATCTCTGCTTGTTTATCCATTAACTCCAAGTCATACTTGTGTTTCTGTTCTAGCAAATCTTGTTCGGAGGTGTCGAAAAAACCTAAAACAACATCAGCGCCTGTCTTGAACAAGTTCAATTTAGCCATGTATGCCAAGGCTTGACCAGTAGACATTTCACCATTTGAAGCAAAGACAAGATCACTAATAAGTGATTTAGAGGATGAGAGTGCGTTAGTTGCTGCTGAGCCAACTGCAGAAACTCCAGAAAAGGCATCAGCGGTGCTTGTTAGAGGGTTCACACCTGCTCCAAATGTATTTGCAAGCGCATCAACACCAACATTACCAGTAACAGCCTCTCCGGCAGCGCTAACGGTTAGTCCTGTATCTACCGTTCCCCCAAGACTTCCGGCTGTACCTAGTTCGGTTGGGGCGGCTCCTATTCCAAAAAACTTTCCAATCTTTCCCAACCCTGCCGAAAAATTAGTAGGAGAAAGACTGCCAATTCCTCCCGCCATTCCACCGGCTCCAAGCAACGCGACTCCTGTGTAGACAGCAGCAGCAACTACCAAAGCAGGGCCAATTTTCTTTACTATCTTTTTTATGCTTTTGCCTACTTTTTTAATTGCCTTGCCAATTGATTTAACAATGCTTCCCATAAATCACTCCTTCGGCAATACAAAACTGTCTCCAATTTTAATTGCGCCCATTCGTTCATAAAGTTTTCTAGTTCTTTCAGGATCGCCTATTCCTGAATTGATACCCAACATAATTTCTTTTACACCATTATCTTCAGATGCCCAAGTAATAAACCTTCGCATCATCTTTGCTCCCCACCCCTTTCCTTTTTCGGTAACGTAGAAAAATAAATCAGCAGCCTGCTTTTTTCTTGAGTACCATATTTGGTGGGTAACGCCTATAAAAGCGCCTTCAATAGATTCGCCCAGATCAACCACTAGGACGTAATGCTCCTTTGAAAGAACGCAAACTTGCAAATTCTTTCTTAAAACTTTAGAATCTAAAGGAACATTTGAGGATATAGATTTTTCGTGAGCATCTTTTACAACTGCGATGATGCCGGAAATATCTTCAAATTTTGCTTCTCTTATCATGTATATTGACTAATAGTCGGCCACCCTCCTGCGCCTTTTATTGCGTCAAGCATCCTTTTCCAAGCGTCCTGATCCGCTCCCTGCTGAGTAATAATTTGAGTTATCCAATCGCCATACTTTCCCCAAGCGGCAAAAGATTGAACCATTTCTTGAAGTTGTTGATTTATTCTGCCTTGCAGTTTGGTAAGCATACTGTTATATTGGTAATCATTTGCTTGCTGTATATCTTTATTTGTCCAATCTGTATTATAGTACATGTTTTGCTGAAGGGCTTGAACCTCTTCTTGCGCTATAGGCAAAGCAACATTAAGAATTGACTGCATAACCGCCTCTTGAGCCAAAGAACTGTTTACTATTCCTCTTGCCTGCATTGCTTGCAAAGCCTTTGTTTGAGCGGCCTTAAACAGAGGGCTGTTGGTATTAATGATCTCTGTTAACTTGTTTGTCAGATCCATCTCACTTGTAAGATTTGCCATTTGCACTGGCTGAGTATCTGCCCTTACAACAGCGTCTGAAGTTGCGTCAGACTGGCTAGTAGTCGTTTGAGTGGATCCTGAAGAAGTAGTTGTAGAACTTGCGGGTGCGGCAGTGCTACTAGCAGTAGTGCTTGAGGGCGCGGCGGTAGGTGTCGAAGTAAATGTCGTAGTAGTCTTTGTAGCAGGCTTTGTAGGAGCCTTTATAGGTGTTCCCCATTTTTCAGCAGGAACACCAATTGGGCGACTAACAGGTTTTGCAGCGGAGGCCATTGTTCCATCCGCTCCAATTGCTCCCGCGCCTAATTTTTTTCCAGTGTGAAACCATTCCATGTCTCCGCCACCACCATCAGCCGACCCGCCTGAAACAATTCTTTTGGTAAAGCCTGCAGCCCTTAAATCATCTTCTCTTTTCTTTAATTCTTCCATTCTACGCAGATCATCACGATAATCTCCGCCGCCGCCGTTGCCATTTGCCATAACTATCTCCTAACCCCTCTGGGTGTAAATTCAACCACTGCGCCCTGCAGGGTTATAGGCTTGTCATAAATAGAATCATTAGCAATGATTAAACCCATGTTTTCACCAATTCCATTTATTCTGACTCTTTCTGAGGCCACAACTGTAACTCCGGTGTTTTTGTTGCTGATGTCTTCTTCATTCCATTGATCTGCAGTAACAACAACTTCGTAAGAGTTAGATACTGGAGATGTTTTTGGAGAATAAGTTCCTCCGTAATCATAACTTGGCGTCAGGGTTAATGTTGTCGCTGTATCGGCGTTGATCTCCAACTCAATCTGCCTAAACCTTTTTCTAGAGTTTGGAGAATTGTAATGATAGTATGCGGTTCTAACGAATGAAGAAACTGACTGACCATCAAAACTTGTTCCAGAGTCTAACTTTCTGACGTATCCATCATCAAAGCCACCGTACAACACTTCAAACCCTTCAGAATCTTCAGCAGATACGCAGCAAAAAATTTGATCTCTCATCGTAAAAGGCATTACGCCCATGTTCTTCTTATTGATAAAAGTCATTTCAATTCCAGTCTTATCATCAAAATAAAGCCTGTATTGATTTTTCCCTCTTACTCTTAAGGATGCTATAGCGTTGTCCTTTTTCTTTTGCATGTAAGGATCAATCTTGTCAGAAGCGACAGAGGATTGAAAGTCACCAAAATACTGAACTGTATATACTGATGTTATTCCCCTGTCATCCAAGAAAAATGTTTGATCCATCTTCTGCAAGGTGTACGCTACCGCTCCAGACCCTTGGTGAAATCTTCTAAGGCTCCAGTCAGCAGCAGAAGATCCGTATAGCATGAATGTCTCATTCTTGGTAAAGATAGACATCACATCATTAATCTCTGTAGAGAACCCGCTAACGGTGTCCCCAACGGAGAGTTCGGCAGCGCCAGTTATCGTACTCCACTGGTTTGGTGCTGCTATGCTTGAGTGCTGAATTGAACCATTTGGAAACGAGTAGAAAAGATGTTTTGTATGGGCTATAACATGCTCTGGAGTGTCTGTTTCGTTACCTGTCACAATTTTTATGAAGGTTGTTCCGTCCCAAGAAAATCCTTTGTCAACCGTGTTAACGCCATACATCGTGATGCCTGACGCTTCTCCGCGAAAGTTGTAGTTTATAAATTCGTATTTGCCATTTGGAGCAATAGTCTGCTCGTAGGTTGTTCCGTCTGCTTTTGCAACGGTGACTGCTGTAGGTTCGGAAGCGCCATTTACGAGAGCGTGTTGAACACCCTTAATATTAATCGCCTCGTTATTTGTCCAAGTTCCGCTGTTATTCTTAATTGAGATATAACCTGCAGCATCAGATCCTGCATAACTTCCAGAAGTAATCGTTACGCTAGTAACTGTTGCGGTTTTACCAGAGGATGCTCCCACTATTGCGTCCCCTGCTGAAATTTCTTTGCTTCCAGTATCAAACGCAAGCAACGGCATTTTAATATCTTCGTTATCTTCAAAAGTGCCAGATATGTTTGTCAGAACCATTGATCCTGATGCGCCAGTCTCCCATAAGCCGCCGTATGAGATTCCCATTAGATCTCCACTAGCACCGCTAGTAGCGCCAGTTAATGTTGTAGGAGTTCCCGTGTTTCCCGGAGAGGGCTCTCCGTTGGTAGTAGTGCCATCAAAATTGAGCGCTGTTCCAAGATCAACCTCAGTCCATCCAGTAGAAGATGATTTATACATTCCTGCAGTTGCGCTACCAGACTTGTTCCTAAAAGCATAGATGTATCCTTCGTACACCCAAACTCCAAGAACCGAACCTTCTCCCGGAACAGCAGTAATTAGGCTTCTTTGATCTTCAATTCTCTGCCTAAGTTCTGTGACCAAACTGGCATCTGCATCTGCGTCTCTAATGGACGGAGGGCCAAAGGCAACCGAGGTTGCGTAAAGACCCATTAACCAATCCTAAGAACGGATAACTGACCGTACTGAAGTAGCATGTTTTGACTGCTTCCGTTGTTGTGTTTGATTCTTGCATACACATCAGTATATGTAGTATGACCAGTGCAGTCTATAATACCGCTCATATTAAAGTTAGCAACATCATTAGCGTTAGTAATGTACTCGATTCCCTTCAAAGCAGGAGAATCCGTTGCGCTTCCTCCGGTATTGTCAGTAGAAACCATAGCAGTCCAAATAATGTTTGCTGTTGCGGCCTGCTTTATGCACAGGTTGCAGCAGACAAAGTAAAACCCTTTGTCGTATATTCTTATTTGATCATTTGCAAAATCAGCATCAGCGCCAACAGTTGTAGAAGAAACGGTTCCGGTATCTTGTGATACATCTGATCCAGAAGATCCCAATGAAAAGTCAACTGTTACTGTAGTTCCGTTTGCAATTGCCTGTGTAGCGGGAGTGCCATCGCCTGCAGCATTGTTTATACAAGCATATCCTCCCATATCTGACTCTACATATTGACGTAACATCTGTGCTGTAATTGCGCCTGTAGTATTATCAGCAAAACTTGTGCCTGTAAGGACTGCTCTAGTTTTTCTTAAGGCTGTAGGTGTTCCCATTATGTATACTCCACATTAAATGCGCTACCGAAAGCGCTGTCTTTATTTAAAAATAGCAAGGTTTCTCCATCTTGCAGTGTTCCGCTTGTGACTATAAAATAAACGTATCCCTCAGCATTTGATCCTGAAAAAGATCCTGATGCGGAATCTCCGGTAACATCTTCTATGCTAACTTGAAGTATTGATCCCAATGCCCCACTTGTTTCGCCCTTAACGATGTCTCCAGTTGATGGAATTTGCATATCAAAAGCAGTGCTGTATGCGCTGTTAAAAACAGAATCTCTAGATGTTCCTAGAGTGAAGGGTATTCTGTAATAAACAATTTCTGATGGCAAAGTTTGCCCGTCTGCCCTTTCATACCCGTCAACTCGCCTGTATCTTCCTCTAATGTCAATCTCAAAATTATCAGCAGCAACAAGTTCTCCGGGCTGCAAAGAAAGGGATGGATCAACCATGTTGACTCCACCTTCAAAAGGAAAGTAGGTGGAAGACAATCTTGTAGGGCGAATTTCCCTGTTCCTGAGTTTGCTCATATCGGCCTAACTACAAAATTAAAGGAGTCTTGAGCGGAAGAAAATCTCCTGTTTTTCTGCCTTGGAAGTTGGTCTGCCTCAAGTTTATCCAACTGATCCTCAAACTCAGACAAAGAACTAACCATTATTTCTGGAGCGTCTTCGTTTTCTGCGTAGAACATTTTTGCTCTTGCAATAATTATTCTGTGGAATCTTGCGGGAATTTCTGAAACTTGGCTATCCGAAGAAAGCAGCGTAGGCGTAGACCAATACTCAGCAGAAACAGCAACAGAAGCATTTGGAGTTGGGTAAAGGTCTATTGTGTTGTCGGGCTTTACGGTAAATACTTCCGGTATATCTGAGTCAATAGTTCCGTACTTATAGTCCTCTCTGTACTCATTCCAAGGTACATATTCTAAAATCTGGTAATCGTCAGAAGATTTATTCCAGACAAAAGAATCGAGCCTCCAGTTTCCTAGGCTAGACGGAAATCCTGAATTTGAACTTGTCAAGGTAGAAGTTCCGCTACTTGCTGTTATGGTTGCCTCAGACCATAAATAATCCCAATCAAACCATCTTGATTGAATATCCTGATCTGCAGTTTTTATATACCTAACTACAGCATTTTCCTCTTCAGAAAGAGACGTAGATGTAACGCTAGAAGGCCCGTCTCCGGGTATTCCTACATCTCTTGCCATATCTTGGCAAAGTTCTAAATATGTACTCATTTTGAATTATCCAATATGGCTGTTATTATTTCTTTTGCGTTTATGTTTACTGAACACATCGCGCCTCCGGTGTACTCATCCCTTTTGCATGTGTCAAAACCGTAGTGCATTTTGTGACATGGAAAACAAAAATCTTCGTAATGCTCTGGCTCTAGCGTAGTTGTATTTTCGATGAGTGGGAAAGCATCACAATTTTGTGGGCATTTAATGTAGATGCTGCATTTAGAACGCCTGTTTCAGGCCCAACTACAATGTCACATTGATCCAAAAACGCAAGAGTTTCTCTTATAGACCACTCGCCTGACATTGTTAACACTCTGGGCTCGTCTTCCCATCCGCCCTCAAGCATCTGGCAAAGAGCGTCTCCTATAGTGACAAAGGAAACATTTTTTGTTTTTGACAAAACCTCAGATATTACGGCGTCTGTCCAAGGATATACCTTGTGACAAGAAGATCCAGACAAAGACCACAAAACAACTTTATTGCTGCCTATCTCTGTTTCCTTTGTTTTTCTTGCCCACTTCTTTTCTTTCTTTGTCGGGTAAAACTTTGGAAGAAACTCATGAGGAACACCCGCTAGATCATGCGTTCTTTCCATGTAATTTACATTACATTGCTCATGTAATTCTTCTTTGCTCAGACTATACCTTGGGCTTCCTTTTATCAACACAGGTTTGCCCCGTATGATTTCGGTTCTGTCTGGAATTACTAATAATGCTCCTTCAATAGATTCTGACAACTGAATAAAATCATGAAAGCATTTAGTTAATCTGCTCCAATACTCATTCAAGCAATCATTAGGGACTTGATCAGTTGCTTGCAGCAGTATCTCATCTACGTTTGGATCCGATTTAATTACATCGTATCCTCTTTCAGTAACATTGACACAAACTCTGTATCCCTTCTTTTTGAACTGAGGGAACAGCGATGATGTTTGTATCATGTCTCCGAATCCTCCGTATCTAACAATACATACGGTCTTTTCAGATCGTCTACCCCCTACATCGTCAGGGGTTAACTCGTCCCATTCTTTGGGAGGCAGTTTTATTAGTTTCAAATTAAAACTCTAAGTTCCAAGATCCTAGCATCTTTCCGTTAACATTAACCATGTTGTTCGATGGCTTTTGAGCGCGAGCATACTCTTTGCATCGCTCGTCAGACATTTCGTTCATGGACAAAAATCCGCGACCTCTCGCATCTGAATGCCCGTATGCTTCTTTTGGAGAGGTTGGCTCATCATACATATAAGCCGAAACTACATTAATACTCTTTAGGGACATAAATCCTCCTATAAGAATATGG